AGCGAGGACAAGGGCATGAGCGTCATGCTGATCGACTGCTGGAGCGAGCGCATCCAGTACCCCGAGCTGCGCCCCAAGGTGATCTCGGAGAGCGAGGAGATCTACGGCGACGAGAACGAGTTCGGCAACGGCAAGAAGGTCGACCTGATCCTGATCGAGGACAAGTCGGCCGGCATCGTGCTGCTGCAGGACTTACAGCGCGCCGGGCTGCCTGTGCGCAGCTACAACCCGGGCAACGCCGACAAGACCATGCGGCTAAACATCGTGAGCCCGCTGATTGCTCGCGGCCGCGTCTACCTGCCCGAGTCGACGATCAACCCGGGCTGCGCGCGTGACTGGTGCGACGCGTTCCTCAGTCAGGTCTGCAGCTTCCCGGACAGCAAGCACGACGACTACGTCGACGCGCTCAGTCAGGCGCTCAGGGTGCTGCGCGACATGGGCTTCGTAAACATTGACCCGGTCGCCGACCCTGACCTATACTACGCCGACGACGACCGCCCCAAGCGCGACAACCCCTATGCAGCATAGGTAAACCATGAGCCGTATTAAACGAGCAGTCAAGGGTTTTATCGATCCCATTACCACGAAGGTGGAAGACTGGAAGTGGCGGGCGCTTGCTGACGTCGACAAGGAGCTCAAGCTCAAGGAAGTACCCGACTACATTCAAGGCGGCTACGGCGGCTTCATGGCCGACCAGCTCAAGCGCGCAGAGGCCGGCGACCTTAACGCCCGCGACCTCATCAAGGCCTACACCATCACCCAGTCATCGATCGGGCGCGGTGGCCTGTCGCACGCGACGGCAACCAAGCGCGGCTTGAAGCTGCCCAACACCGGCGGCGAAGTGCGCCCCGAGGGTGCCTTTGCCGAGTGGCTGGGCTCGCCCTTAGGGCAGCGCTACCTCGACATGGCCGAGCGCGGCGAGCTCGATTCCAAGGCGCTCAAAGAAATCCAAGCGGCGTTCGCGCCCTTTGGCAAGCAGAACGATCAGGTGGCCAAGATGGAGTGGGCGGCGCAGAACCTGCCCGGCATGGCCACCGACCTCAATACCCGCGTGACCGGTTCGCTCGGCGACTGGCGCAACTACACCGACGAATTGCGCGGCATCGCGGCCGCCAAGTCAGGCTTCGTTGGCTCGCTGCTCGGCCGCGGCGACGTGCCCACGCTGGACGCGCGTCAGCTCAACCTGCACGGCACCACGCCCCCAGTCGGGCTGGGCTCGATTCAGAACCGCGGGGGCGGTGCAGGTGGGCGCGAGCTCGTCGATCGCCTGAGCGCACGCCAAGAGGCGCTTGGTCTTAAGCTTGACCCAAGCCTCAACCCCTTCTACCAGCACCTCGGCCACCACGCCGTCTGGGACAAGATCGGCAACACAGAAACCACACATGCGGACTTGGTGCGAGCGATGCGCGACTACAACAAGGGCGGTGCCGTACACATGGCTGGCGGCAGCTTAGTCAAGAAGGCTGCCAAGGCCGCCACCAGCCGCATTGACATGAACTACAAGGACGTGACTCAGCGCACGCCTGAGCTGCAAGATGCGGCCAACAAGCTCATCGGTGGCGAGCTCTCGGCGGCCGAGTACGACGCGCTGGTCAACCAATACAAACCCGTCACGCCCTACGCCACGGTGCCCACACCCGCCACGCGCGAGGAGGCCACCGGCGCACTCACGGCCGATAAGCGCGAGCGCTACGGCCTGCCATCGCAGACGCTGGAGCAAGGCCACCCGGTCGGACTGCGCCTTGACATCCCGTCGTACAGCAACCACGGCGTCTGGGTGCCCACCGTGCACGAGCAGGAACCCGGCTTTGGGGCTGGCAAGAGCATCGGGCACGAGAGCGTGGCAAGCGTGCTTAACCCGCAGTTTGGCATGTCCGAGAAGGCCGCGCTGGCCATCGCGAGCGGTAAGCCCAAGGGCACGATCGCAACGATCAAGGGCGACTGGAATAAGCTGAGTGAGCAGGAGGCCGTCGAGCGCGCAAAGGAGTACCTGAAGAGCCCCGAGTGGCGTCAGGTGGGCATGGATCCCGAGCGGCACTCGTACTTCTACGACCGCGCGACTATGCAGCCCGTCACGAGCGCCGACGAGGCGCTGCAGATCGGTCCGCTCGTGCTGGTGAAGAACCCCGTGTATGGCAAGAAGGAGGACTTTAAGTACGCCGCGGGCGGGATGGTTGACTCGGTGCCCGAGGAGGCGATCAAGAACATGGTTAAAGACCCACAGGCAGCACGACTGCTCGACCTTGATCTCGCCAAGTACGCGCTGATGAACCAGCCGCAGAAGATGGCCGCGGGCGGTATCGCGCGCATGGCCGGCGGTGGTGCGCGCAAAGTAGCTAGGGACGCCTCAAGTTCAATTTTGAACAAAGGGTTTGAAGCACTGGAAGCGCAAGCAGCGCAAGCAGCCGCAGCCAACACGATTAAAGCCGCCGACCGGGCAGCAGCCGGGCGCGCAGCGGCAGCACAGATTGAAGCCCAGCCTGAAGTACCAATGTCAGAGGCGCTGGGCAATCTGAACACCGAGGGCAAACGGATAGTTGGCACCCAAGCCGATCGTACCCGCGTTGGGGGCGGCAACATTGGTGGTGCTCCCTTTTCCGCAATATCGCTGGCCGATCCTAACTACCAAGGTAAGGTCTGGGGCGTGGGTAGCCAAAGCGCTGCAAGTACGCTCACTAATCAAAACGACCCACGCACAATTTGGACAACACTGCTGGGTTCAAAATTCCAGCTTAAGACCAATCCGATTGTGTTTGCCAAGCTTGAAAAAGAATTTAGACAAGCAATGAAAGACGGGAAACTAAGCCCCGAGCTCGAAGCCAAGATCAATCACAACTTAGCGCTTAACTTTGGCGAGGGCGCTGACATCCGCGATCCGAACATTTGGAAGGCAGCCGACAGCTTTGATCGCCGCGCGGCATTGTCCGATATCATGATCGGCGAAGGCATCCCTCCTAGCAAGGGCGGCGTAGCGTTGGGCGGCGCGAAGAGCGGCAAGGGGGTTATTTTTGATCCGCTTAGCATCCTCACTCGTGAGACGGAGCCCAGCCTTCGCGGCGATGTACCCACCTTTTCGCTCGGCCCGCGTCTGTTCACGATGAGTGGCGAGACGTCGTTTCGCCCTGACTTACATCCCGGCTTTCCAATGCTGCTTCACGGCGAAGACCTTGGGTTTAACGTGCGTCCGGTGCCCAACGAGATTGCGCTGCCTGATTATCGTACCGAGTTTGCACGACGTAATCCTACGCGCGATCCCAGCTACTACGATCTGACCAAAGGCTTTAAGGGTGAAGGCCTGCCCAGCCAGATGATCACTGAAGAGTGGTTGAGTCATTTGCAAAAGCACGGCCATAAGGACGGCGGCGCGGTGCATATGAAGGACGGCGGCAAGGCCGACGAGGACCTCTTCGCGCTCAAGCCCCAGCCCAAGCCGGCCATCCCGACGGTGCGAGAGCTCGTTGCTGAGATCGGCAAGAACCCTGCGCGCTACGAAGCACCATACCCGCCCAAGGACGCGACACCGGCTCAGATGCAGGCGTACCGACTGATGCAGGCCGCAAAGACGACGCCCGACGCCAACCGCTACCTCGAGTCGCTGAACCCGTACTTTGACTCGCAGCTCCGCTTTGACATCGGCGCGGGCAACGAGGCAGGGTACGTCAAGTTCAAGGAGCCAAACATCGCGGTGATGCAGAAGCTCGAGGACGTGAAGAACACGATCCCCCACGAGCTCACGCACACGCTGCAGCTCGGCAAGGGCGCAGGCGTTGAGCTCGAGCGCGACCGCCAAGTCATGCAGCGCGCGCAGGCGCTACCTGCTGCAATGCAACAAAGCGTGCTGCCCTCTGATAATCGTTTTGAGAACATGAAGGAAGTCTGGGCGAACGTCAACGCCCGAGCACACGAGGTCAACGCCGCAGGTGGTGACTTCATCAACTCGCCCGAGGGGCGTGCGTTGTTCCCCACGCCCGAGATGCAGCGCGAGTACTACACGAAGTCGATGCCGGGCGTGAACAGCATGACGCCCAGCACCGGCACGTTTGTGCCGAATCGCAGGTACGCAGACGGCGGTGGCGTATTTAACCCACAGGGTTCTGACTATGACTACCAGACGGCTCGCGCTTACGGTATGGGGCAAGGTGACGGCAACTGGGGCTCAGTCGCACCGGCGTCAGAAGGAGAGCGCAAGCTGCATGGCCTGCCCGAGGACAGCTACCTCATGCTTAAAGGTGCACAACATCCTACATGGGGTAAGGCTGTTGAGGCAGAAGAGTCTCGTGGCTCAAAGGTCGTCAAGTATGGCGATCGTTACTACTCTGTGCCCAAGAAGGCCAACGGCGGTCAAGTGCAGCGTTTTGATGACGGCGGCGAAGTCAGCCAGTCAGAGCTTGATCGCATGCGCTTTGAGATTGCGCAATCCCAGAACCCGACTAGCCCCGTGATGCAGGCGACACCGCGCAGTGCGATGCAAGACGCGATCGGCACGTTCGGTGGCTACATGGATCGTGCCGGCAAGTTCGTGAGCGAGGCGATTGCGCCGACCGCCGAAAAGCACCCGGTCAAGCACTTCCTCGCGGATCTGATTCTGGCTGAGTCGCTCAAGAGCGCCGGCACCGCGTTGCAGGACTACACGGGCACCGCACGCGAGGCAGACGAAGACAACCCCGTGCGCGGCGTTATCAGTAAGGACTGGCGCAATCTGACTACGAGCCGGGAGCCCCTACTTGACCCGCGCGCGTTGGACATCGCGGGCTTTGCAACACCAGTCGTCAGGGGTGCAACGAAGCTTGCCCGAGTGGGTGCGAAAGCTGTTGCCCCGTTTGCAACGAGGGTCGACGACATGGTGCGTGAACTCAGCGCGTCAGGCGCGATCCCGCAGCCGGGTCTGTCAATCAAGGATGTCACACCCAAGGCTCTTGCCCCCGCCAACGCGCAGGGCTTCTACTCGCCCACCGAGGCTGCTGCATTGAACCTGCAGCGCAAGTCTGGCAGCGGGCAGGCGCTCTTGAACGACGTCTTGAAGGGCGAGAACGTGCGCGCGGAAGAGGTCAGCAGGATGGGGCTCGATACGTTCCTGAAAGATAATCCCAACGTCACGGCCGCCGAGGTGCAGGACTACATCGCCAAGAATAAACTACAACTGGGCGACAGGACCTACAAAAAAGAAAACGTGAAGTGGGGTGAGAATGAGAACGGTGAGATAGTCACTGAGAACTTGCCGAACCCGTACACGATTTCAAGCGAGTACGGTAAGACGTACATCACCAATTCCAAAAACAATACGTTAGGCATAACGTTTAAAAACGAGGCAGAAGCTAAGAAGTACATCGAGGACTTGGTCGTCGATGACGCCCTGCTGCCCAACGACCTGAAGTGGGCGCAGTGGTCGCTACCCGGTGGCGAGAACCACCGCGAGGTCACCCTGAACCTGCCAAGCGGCAAGCGCGAGGACATGGTGTACAAGGAGCAGAGCCTTGAGTCGCTCAAAAGAGGGGCGCTAGACTACGCGGCAATGGGCGACCTCAGCAGCGCCAAGCAGCTCTCAACAAGAGCCGAGAAGCTCGAGCGCGAGATCGAGCAGTTAAAGCGTCAACCACAGAACCGCACGCCCGAGTTTCCCAAGCAAGCCGAGATTGATGACTTAGACGCGCGCATGGCGCAGCTAAAGGCCGAGGGTAATCGTGAAGAATTTGGCAAGCTACAGAGTGAAAGAACCGAGCTGCGTGCTGAGCGCAGTGCGTACTTAGCGCGCGAAGAAGCGCGGCTTCAAAAGGAAGCATACACAAATCAATTCCGCGAATCGCACTGGGAGGACCCCAACGTGCTTGCCCACCTGCGCATGAGCGACCGGGTCACCGACGGCAAGAAGACGCTGTTAGTTGACGAGGTGCAGTCTGACTGGCACCAGAAGGGTCGTGAGCGCGGCTACAAGGGCGACGAGATTGACACCACTGGCTGGGAGGTGGAACACCTCTACGCCACCCGGCCTGACGAGGTTGCCGTGTATGACGCCCGCGGCAAGGAAATCTGGGCGGGTAAGGTAAAAGGCGACGATGCGCAGGCAATAGAAAAGGTTGTCGAGGAGCTTAAGAAGAAGCAGGTGCCACAAGCCCCATACAAGGACGACTGGTATCAGCTTGTACTGCGCCGCGCAATCAAAGAGGCAGTTGATGGTGGGTACGACCGCGTGGCGTTACCCACTGGCAGCGAAGTGGCGCAGCGGTTTGGTATGGGCAATCTCATCGATCGTATTGACTACCACAAGAACTCCGACGGCACTTACGGACTATCAGCCATCAAAAACGGTCGCGAAGTCGTTGCGAGGGAGTACCTTAAGCAAAACGAGCTTTTTGATATTGTTGGCAAAGAAATGGGGGAGAAAATGGCTAAGGGTCAGGGTAAGGACTCGGTTCCAATTGATCCTGACTTGGCAGAAGAGTACGGGTTTGATTCTTATAAATCACTCACAGGTCTTGATCTTGTTGTTGGCGGCAAGGGTATGAAGAAGTACTACGACGAGGTCTACCCTAACTACCTTAAAAAGTTTGGCAAGAAGTACGGCGCAACTATTGGCGAGACGACCGTTGACGCGGACGGTGTAGCCAAGCCACTGCGCTACATGGATATCACACCAGCAATGCGTGAAGAGTTTAAGACTGGTATTCACATGAAGCGTGGCGGCAAGGTGTCGTTCGCCTCAAACGTTGACGCAATGCGTCATGAATTAACACAAAGGCAATAACTATGGCCACTGAAATGCCAATCCCTCAGGACTTCGGTCGCTTTATCCCGCCCGCGGCGCAGGGTGACAACGAGTTCGCAAGCAGCGAGTTCGGCGACGTTGCCGAGGTCGACCTGTTCAAGCAGCCTGAGGTTGAGGAGCAGGACGACGGCTCAGCGATTGTGCGTCTAGATGATGACACGCTGGGGCCAGAAGACTCACCGGACTTCTACGAGAACTTAGCCGAAAGCATCCGTGCGTATGACTTATCGGGCATCGCGTCTAAGTACATCGAGCTCGTTGAGAAGGACAAGGACGCCCGCGAAGGTCGCGACAAGCAGTACGAGGAAGGATTGCGTCGCACAGGACTTGGGCAAGACGCCCCCGGTGGCGCATCTTTTATGGGTGCCAGTAAGGTCGTGCACCCCATCATGGCCGAGGGCTGCGTGGACTTCGCAGCGCGCGCCATCAAGGAGTTGTTTCCACCAGACGGGCCAGTGCGCTCAAAGATTCTGGGCGAGGTGACTGAGCAGAAGACGATGATCGCCGAGCGCAAGCGCGATTACATGAACTACCAGTTGACCGAGAAGATCGAGGAGTACCGTGACGAGGAAGAGCAGCTCTTAACCCAGTTGCCGCTCGGTGGCTCGCAGTACATGAAGATCTGGTACGACGAGAGCAAGCGCCGTCCGTGCGCCGAGTTCCTGCCGATCGATAACGTGTACTTGCCCTTTGCCGCGGCGAACTTTTACACCGCGAGCCGTGTGACCGAGGTCAACGACATCACGCAAGACGACTTTGAGGCTCGCGTCTCATCAGGTCTGTACATCGATCTTGACATCTACCGTGCGAGCCAAGAGCCTGAGGAGAGTAAGCCTGAGAAGGCGAACAACAAGATTGAGGGTCGCAAGTCAGAGTCTGACAACATTGACGGCGTGCGCCGCGTGTTCCACATCTACACGTGGATGGAGCTCGAGGACGATCAGAAGTCCAAGGGCGAGCGTGCGCCCTACATCCTGATGATCGATGACCTGTCGTCCGAGGTCGTGGGTCTGTACCGTAACTGGGAAGACGGCGACGAGCTCATGACTAAGCTCGACTGGATCGTTGAGTTTAAATTCATCCCTTGGCGAGGTGCGTATGCCGTTGGTTTGCCCCATCTTATTGGCGGTCTGTCTGCTGCTCTTACTGGTGCTTTGCGGGCTCTGCTTGATTCTGCTCATATAAACAACGCCCCCACGATGCTCAAGCTCAAGGGTGGCAAGGTGTCTGGCCAGAGCATTGTTGTCGAGCCCACGCAGGTCACGGAGATTGAGGGTGCACCGGGCGTGGACGACGTGAGAAAGATCGCGATGCCGATGCCGTTTAACCAACCCTCTGCGGTGTTGTTTCAGCTTTTAGGCTGGCTTACATCGGCGGCTAAGGGTGTAGTGACTACCGCCGAAGAGAAGATCGCTAACGTCACCTCTAACGCCCCCGTAGGCACCACGCAGGCGCTGATCGAGCAGGGTGCTGCGGTGTTCTCATCCATCCACGCGCGGCTGCACACAAGCCAAGCACGGGTGCTCAAGATCATCGGGCGCTTGAATCGCTGGTACTTGGATGACAACCCTGACGAGATGAGTCAAGAGTTAGGCGTCACCTCAAAGGACTTTGAGAAGAACTCTGACGTTGTACCAGTGTCGGATCCCCACATCTTTGCGGAGTCACAACGCTATGCACAAGTACAGGCTCTCGCCGCACGCGCGCAGGCGAATCCAGACCTATACAATCGACTGGCTGTTGAGAAGCGAATTCTTAAGCAGATCAAGCTTCCTGATATCAATGAAGTGCTACCTGATCCGCAAGACGTTAAGGAAATGAACCCCGCGCTTGAGAACGTCGCCATGACGCTTGGTAAGCCCGTTGGCGCGTTTCCCAACCAAGAGCACTTAGCGCACATGCAAGTTCACTTGGACTACGCCAAGGACCCTATGTACGGCGCAAGCCCCATCATGGCCCCGGTGTTTATCCCCGCGATGCTTGAGCACTTAAAGCAGCACTTAACGCTCTGGTACCTGAACTCGATGGACCGGTACGCGTCTGACGCGCTAGGCGAGCAGTTTGATATCTTGAAGGTGCAACCCATCATTCAGGAGGCGCAGAAATTGCTTGCAGCGAGCTCGCAGCACGTGCACCAAGACACGCAGCAGCAGTTTGCGGGTGTGGTGCCGATCATGCAGCAGATGATCCAGACCATCCAGCAACTTAAAGCGCAGCAACAGCCTACTGATCCGTCAGTGCAGGCGCTTGTTCAGACCCAGATGGCCGAGACTAACCGTAAGGCGGCAGAGGATCAGGCTCGTTTACAGCTTGATGGCGCAAAACTCGCGGCAGATACGAAGGCCAAGCAGGAGAAGAACGTTGCCGACCAGCAGATTAAGGCGGCAGAGCTCACGCACGACATCAACTTACTCACGCTTGAGCAGCAGCACGAAGCACAGCGTCAACAACTCGCAGCACAACAGCAGCAACAATTAGCAGCACAACAAGCAGCACAACAATCCCAACCTGAAGCACCACCCCAAGGAGTTTAATCATGTCAGACGCAATTTCACAACACAAACGCATGGCAATGGGCGAGTCTGTGCCTATGGCTAAGGGCAAGTCAGTCATTCAAAAGTACGCCAAGGGCGGCGCAGTCATGGCAGAGGGCGGCGCAGCTAATCTGCCAGCAAGAGGCGGCGTTCTAGAGCCAATGAAATCAACGGGCGCAAAGATTGCCAGCCTTAAAAAAGGCGGCGCAGTGCCTAAGAAGGGCATGGGCTTGACGATCGCCATTGGCATCCCAGTGCGCAAAGCGGCCGGCCGTGGTCGTTAACCCAGTCAGCGACCTGATCGGCAAGATAAAGGAGCGGCGCTTAGAGTTGGCGCTGTCGCTTGCTGACGGCTACGCGATCAACATTGAGTCCTACCATCGCATGGTCGGCACATATCAGGGCTTAGGTGAAGCTCTAGACATACTTGACGAGATTTTGACAGAGAAAGACGAAGATTTATAACGCCTTTAGCAAGCGGGGTCGGGCTTTTGATAAGGGTCACCGACCTAACCACTCGGCTTTAGAGTTGACGCCTCGGAAAGACGAGGATAACCGCGCCGAATGGCGCTTTTAACCAAGTGCCGCATGGCGCTTTTAGGAGTGAGTATGAAGGACTTTGAGACCCTCGACGAGGCGTTCCCGCAGTGTGTGCACGGCATCACCCCTCTTGGCGCTCGAGTGTTGTTACAGCTCAAAAGCGTCAAAAAAGCAAGTAAAGGCGGCATCATCCTCGTTGAAGAAACACGCGAAACTGAGCGTGCGCAGTCAATGATCGGCAAGGTCTTGGCACTCGGTCCGATCGCATTTAAAAACCGTGACACTTTATCCGAATGGGGCGAAGGAATTTGGTGCTCAGTCGGCGACTACGTGCGCGTACCGCGCTGGTCAGGCGACCGGTTCACGGTGCCCAACCCGAACGACGCAGAAGACCAAGTTTCACTGCAAATCCTGAACGATTTTGAGTTGTGGGCGAAGGTTGACCCTGACCAAGTCTTGACCATGAGGCAATTCGTATGAACCCGACAGAAAAAATGGAAATGCAGGTCGACGAGGAGCAAGACGGCTCCGCGATCGCCCAGTTACCCGAGGGCGAAGCGCCCGAAAACGACGAAAAGGTTGAACTTGCCGAGGGCGGTGACGTTGATGCCAACGACGGGCTTGATAAAGACCCCGATCGTGAGGCAATTCGCGCTGCCCGACGCGAAGAGCGTCGACTCAAGAAGTCTATTCACCGTGAAAAGACAAAAGAGTCCAGCCACCTGATCAATAACCTGCGCACACAGAACCAGCAGCTCTCGGAGCGCTTGGCGCACCTTGAAAAACGCACCTCTGGGGCTGAATTAGCCCGTGTTGACAAGGCGATTGACGACACCGAGGTGCAGATCGAGTACGCAAAGATGAAAATGCGTGAGGCGGTCGCAAATCAGGACGGTGACGCAGTCGTCAAGGCTCAGGAGCTGATGTACGAGTCGCAGCGCAAGCACGAATCCTTGAAAAACATCAAGGATCAGGCAACACGCCAGATGTCGCAGCCACCCAAGCCCACGATGAACGTGCCCGACCCGTCCGTTCAGCGCAACGCCGCCGAGTGGATGGAGCGCAACCCGTGGTACGACCCACAGGCCAAGGACATGGACTCGGAAATCGCCCAGCGTTTGGACAAAAAGCTCACCGACGAGGGTTATGACCCATCTTCGCCCGATTACTGGGAAGAGCTTGATGATCGCGTGTCAAAGTACTTGCCTCACCGCACCGGTACTGCAGCACCTGCCCGTGCAGCCCAACGCCCACGCATGACAGGCTCTGGGCGCGAGTCTGCGCCGACTGGGCGTGGTAACGAGTTCAGGCTCTCTGCTGACCGCGTGCAGGCAATCAAGGACATGGGCGCGTGGGATAACCCCGATCAACGCGCCAAGATGATCAAATCCTACGCAAAATATGACCGTGAAAACAAAAGGAATACATAATGGATAGCCGCTTAAAACGAAGTGCTGGCGAGAGCCGCAACAACCGTACCGAGCAAGACGCATCGCGTGCAGCGCCCGAGGAGAACTTTCCGATCGTGCGTGAGCGTCGTCGTGCGCGTAACGAGTTTCAGCAGACCGTGTTGCCAAACATCCCCGAGATCCCCGGCTTTCACCTCTGCTGGCTCGCCACAAACAGCCAGTACGACCCAATTCATCGTCGTTTCTCGCTAGGCTACACGCCTGTGCGAGCCGACGAGATGCCCGGCTACGACATGTACAAGGTCAAGGAAGGCGACCAGTCTGGCCACATCATGTGCAACGAGATGCTGCTTTGCAAGATGCCGATGGATATTTATCAGGACATCATGCTCGAGCACCACCACTTCCAGCCGATGGACGAGGCAGATAAGATCCGCGTCGATCAGGAGCAGCTCGTAAGTCAGCGCGACCGCTCAGGTAAGGCCGCGGGCAGCATTGAGGGCAGCTTGCCAGATGAAAGTAACGTGAAATTGCCACACTTTAGTTAACTTGCTTTACTTTTAAAAAATTAGTATTAAAATATGCTGCATATGGATGCCCGCTTTGTAAAAAGCAGGTATCCACACCAAATTTAGTCCTAAAAATCATGTTTCAGATGATTTTGCCTGTAGCTTTGAAGAAAGCGAAAACATTATCCCTTTAACTGTTTTTTAGGAGCATCCTATGAGTGCAACCTCTGCACCTTTTGGCCTGCGACCTGCGTATTTCCCAACAGGGTTGGAACGCGCACAAGCTCTGGCTAATGGCATCACCTCGGGCTACGGCACCTCGATCTTAAAAGGTCAGGCTGTTCAGTACTCGCCAAACGCTGGCGTCATCTTGCCAGTTCTGGACACAACAACCAACAGCGGCTTAGTCTCTGGTGCCTTCGCAGGCGTCGAGTGGACTGACACAACTGGTCGTCGCCGTGTCTCTAACTACTGGCCTGCAAGCACTACTGCAATCGCCGGTAGCGTCGTCGCCTATTTCTACAACGACCAACAAATCGTCTACGAAATTCAGACTGACGCAACTATGGCTCAAACTTCGATCGGTAACGAAGCGAACTTGAGCAACTTCACTGCAGGTTCTACCACCACTGGTCTGTCACAGATGACTCTGTCGGCATCGCTTGTTGGTTCAGGCAGCACTGGTCAGTTCCGTATTGTTGATATTGCACCATACCCAGATAACAACTGGGGCGATCCTTTTGTGATCGTTCGTGTACAGGTCAGCAACCCTCAATTTGTGGCTGCTAAAGCCGCTATCTAAGGAGAACTGATATGGCAGCTCCAATGCGCAGTACGGACTTCCGATCGATTGTTGAGCCAATCCTCAACGAATGCTTCGACGGAATCTATGACCAACGAGCCGATGAGTGGAGCACAGTGTTCCGCGAGCAAATGGGCATCCCACGTAACTACCACGAAGAACCCGTCCTGTACGGATTCGGCGCAGCACCTCAGTTACCTGACGGCACCCCCGTCTCGTACCAGCAGGGCGGCGTGCTGTTCCTCCAGCGCTATGTGTACAACGTCTACGGCTTAGCCTTCGCGTTGACCAAAGTTCTGGTTGAGGACGGCGACCACATCCGTATCGGTCAGGTCTACGCTAAACACTTAGCGCAGTCGTTGATTGAGACAAAAGAACTGCTCGCAGCTAACGTATTGAACCGTGCGTTCAATAGCAGCTACGTCGGCGGCGACGGCGTTTCACTCACCAACACCTCGCACCCGATCGTCAACGGCGTGTTCAGCAACCAGCTCACGACCGCAGCTAACTTGTCGCAAACTTCGCTTGAGCAGATGCTCATCCAAGTGCGTCAAGCTGTGGACAACAACGGCAAGAAGATCCGTCTTCAGCCGCTGAAGCTGATTGTTGCACCCGGCAACGTCTTCCAAGCAGAAGTCCTGCTCAAGTCTGTGCTCCGCACCGGCACCGCCAACAACGACATCAACCCAGTCAAGTCGATTGGTCTGATGCCCGAGGGCGCTTCGGTACTGAGCCGTTTGACTTCAGCCACCAACTGGTGGGTGCAGACTGACGCGCCAGAAGGTCTGAAGTTGATGATGCGCCGTGGTCTTGAGAAAACGATGGAGGGCGACTTCGAAACTGACTCAATGCGCTACAAGGCAACAGAGCGGTACACGATTTCGTGGACTGATCCTCGCGCAGTGTACGGCACGCCCGGCGTGTAAAGCAACAGGGGCTAGTCCAAAAGATTAGCCCCTTTTTTTCTATCAACCGAGTGGTTCAAGCCACAGGAGATTTAAAATGCCCCAATTTTCAGACGACCTATTCTTAGGTTCAGCCATTACCGTTCAGGGTGCGGATACTTACCCTACTGTCTCAACCTTTACTGGTTCAATTGCTACAACCACATTGACTGTCACCGCAATGCTCTCTGGTGATCCAATTACTGTTGGTATGTTTATTGACAGCTCAACGTCACTTACCAATGGAACTTACATTACCGCTTTTGGTACAGGTGCAGGCGGCACAGGAACTTACACCGTAAGCGCCTCACAAACTGTAGCAAGTGCCACAATCATTGGTTCTGGTAATGCGTTATTGCAAAACCCATCCTCAATGAGCGTAGGCGTCGGGCCGTTAGGTCGCATCTACGTTTGGGATGCTGTCCCACAGGCAAAGCTTACAACCAACATTGTTGCTGCTGTCATCACAACTGCCACCACGCTTACGCTTGCCGCAGGTGCAGGTGTGACATCCGCCACGATCACAGGCGGTGCCACAGGCTTGCAACTTGACTGCCCTCGTGCTGTTTCTACAACCACAGGCGCAGGTACTCCGACTTCTGTCAACATTACCATTTCGGGTTACGACTATTACGGTCAAGCCATGAGCGAAGTGATCGCAACTGGTACAGTCGCATCAACAACGGTCAACGGTAAAAAAGCCTTTTACCAAATCTCTAGCGTTACCGCTTCAGGCGGCAGCGTGGTGACTGTTGCTGTGGGTACAACTGACATCTTGGGTTCGCCATTGCGCATTACCGACAGAGGTTACGTTGCCCGTGCAGGTTGGGATAACACCTTGGCTGAAGATGCAGGCACAATGACTGTTGCCGCTACTTTGACGGCTACTACAACCACAGGCGATGTGAGGGGTACATATTTACCCTCATCTGCTTGTGACGGTATTAAACGTCTTGTAATGGGAATAGCCCTGCCAGCAATTGCGGCAGGCCCGAACGCAACTCGTACTGGCGCTCTCGGCGTCACACAAGCCTAAGGGGTAGATCATGGGTTTCAAAGAGATGAAGATGATGAAATCTACCGAGCCCTCAGTTGACGAGGCCGGTAAGGGCATGAAGAAAGGCGGCAAGACAAAGATGCAAATGGGCGGTGCAATGCCTACTGCTCCTCTAGCCGCTGCAGCCCAACCTATGGGTCGTCGTCCCATGCCCTCGCGCCCAGCAATGGGTCGCCCAGCAATGGGTCGCAAGCCTGATCCTCGCGCAGCAATGCTCGAGGCCGCGATGGCTCAGCGTGCAGGAGCCCCGATGATGCGCAAGAAAGGCGGCGAAGTTGAAGGCAAAGCAATGCACATGAAAGAAGAGCGCCAGATCAAGGGAATCAAGAAAGAGTTGATGTCTCATGAAGGCAAGCCAGCATCTAAGGCTCACAAGGGTCTTAAAACTGGCGGCATGCCTAAGTACGCAACTGGTGGCGTTGTGCAGAAGTACGCAACCGGCGGTGTCGTGCAGAAGTACAAAGACGGCGGTCATGCTGTGATGGCTTGCAAAGACGGTGGCGGCTTTAAGGCGATGAAAAAAGGCGGTTGCTAGTAATAAATCGGGGGCGGCTTCGGTCGCCTCAACTCAGCCAAGGAATAGCAATGGGTACATATTCGTCAGCAACTCGTCAGGGTGCGTACGAGCCGTTTGAATTGCAAGTCGCTCGTAATCAAGTTGATGGTCACAAAACTTTGTTTAAATTTGGCATCAACGGCGATGTCGGCACATCCGTAGAAACAGTTTGGGCGCAAGGCGGGACATATGTGTACCCCGCTTCTGCCACGGTAATGAAAATTTCTAGTTCAAGCGCAGACGACACTTCTGCTGGAACTGGAGCAAGAACAATTGCTATTTTTGGTCTTGATGCAGATTACAACGAAATTAGCGAGTCTGTCCTTTTAGATGGGCAAACAGCAGTCAACACTGGCAACAGTTATTTGCGTATTTCTCGTATTTATGTGACCACAGCGGGTTCTGGTGCAACTGCCGTAGGAACTATTTACGCTGGCACTGGCACTGTTACTTCTGGCGTCCCTGCAAACATATACGGCATGGTTGCTATTGGTGCAAACCAAACGCAAATGGCATTTTGGACTGTACCTGCTGGGTACACCTTGTATTTGATGGGAGTTTTCTACACATCTGGAAACGCAACCGCAAATACTTGGACAAACTTTCAAATGAATCAGCGTCCATTGGGCGGAGTTTTTAGACAACAAACTTCGGCTAGGGTTGCTGGTAATGGTGACTTCATTCTTGATTTGCACACCCCTCTTGTTTTTGCTGAAAAGACAGACATTGAAATTAGAGCAATTGCTTCAGCAGGGGCTTCTAATGTGTCTGCTGAATTTGAAGGCATCTACATCAAGAACCCAGACTAATCATGCCGAGCAAATCACCTGCCCAAAAACGTTTAATGCAAGCCGCTGCGCACACTAAGGGTGGGTTCGGCGGTGTGCCTCAGAAGGTCGGCAAAGAGTTTGCGGCGGCTGATAAGATGAAAAGCGGTGGGCTATACGCCAACATCCACAAAAAACAGGAACGTATTGCTGCGGGCTCGGGCGAGCGTATGCGCAAGGTAGGCAGCGCAGGAGCACCGACCGCAGCAGCTTTTAAGCAGTCTGCAAAGACTGCAAAGATGAAAGACGGCGGTGATGTCTCTTTAGCAGTCGGTCGGGGCGAGAAATTGCCAACAGATCAAGGGGCAGGGCTGACCGCCAAAGGTCGTGCGAAGTACAATGCAGCAACAGGGTCGAACCTGAAAGCCCCTCAGCCAGAGGGTGGTAGCCGTAAAAATTCATTTTGCGCCAGAATGTCTGGTGTAGTCAAGCACGCAAGCGGTGATGCGCCACGCGCAAAAGCCTCCTTAAAACGCTGGAAATGTCCGGGGTGGTAGATGTCAACTAGCGGCACAGTCTCTCAGACCACAATCTCGGTGCAGCAGCTCATCGACCACGGCGCACGCCGTGCGGGTAAGCTCGCCGAGGAGCTGACTGTCGAGCAGGTGCAAGCCGCTAAGGAGAGCCTGTACTACCTGCTCTCAAGCCTGAGCAATTACGGCGTCAACTACTGGGCGATCAACAAAGTCATCGTTGGTCTGCAACCAAACAAGTACGAGTACTTCCTGCCCGTGGGCACGGTTGACGTGCTCAACGCCAACTACCGCACGCTCACCAACATCAGTACGGGTGCCAACAGCACGTCAGGCACCACCCTGAACGCATTTAACGGCGTGGGTGACCTGATATGCCAACTGAGCAACAACACGGGCGCGATCGGCATTGCCAACGGCACGAGCAGCCCTGTCTACATCAGCACGATTGGCATCCTGCCCGCGGTGTCAGGCTCAGTGACAGTAAATCTGCAGTACTCAATGGACGGCACGACTTGGGTGACGGTTTACGCACCCGGCGCGGTGACGTGGGAATCTGGCACTTGGATTTATTACGACCTTGACCCCTCTGAGACAGCGCCTTTTTGGCGTATTCAGCAGACTGCGGGTGTCAATATGGGCTTCTATCAGGTTGTATTTGGCACCATGCCAATGTCAATTAACATGTCGCGCATGAACCGTGACGATTACAGCTCGCTGCCTAATCGCTCATTCACAGCGCTGCGACCTTTGCAGTACTGGTTTAACCGCACGATTCCGCAGCCGAACATGGAAGTCTGGCCAGTGCCTGACAACATCAGCCCTCAGCTCGAGCTCTGGCTGAACAGGTACATCCAAGACGTGGGTGACTTGAGCGGTGAGATTGAGATCCCCCAGTACTTTTACATGGCGATTCAAAACGGCTTGGCGCACCAGATGGCGTTGGAGTTGCCGCAAGTTGATGCCGCGCGTATAACCTACCTTGAGCAGCAGTACGAGAAGCACTTCATGCTGGCGCAGAACGAGAACCGCGACAAGTCGCCGATTATGATCAGCCCGAATATCAGCATGTACACTCGGTAAGGGGGTATAAAATGCCCCGCTTCCTTGATACAATTGGCAACAGTAGTTTGAGTGTTTTCATATGCGACCGTTGCAAGATGAAAAGAGCTTATAGCGACATGCGTGCAGACGGCAACATCCCCGCTATCAAGGTTTGCTCTGAGTCGTGTAGCGATCAGTTTGACCCATATAGGTTGCCGGCAAGGCAGTCTGAAAAGATTACGATACGGTTTCCGCGTCCAGATACCGATGTTGCTGAGAATCACGATAACATCATCACTGATCCGGGAATCCAAAATCAAAACGATATTGGCATTGCGACTGAGCAGGCTAATACGCCGAATGACGGCAATTTAGATGTGCTTTCACCGTAGAGATTAAATATGGCTGATGTTCGGATAACTGGATTACCTGCCGCTGGCACAATTACTGGTGCTGAATTAGTTCCTGTCGTCCAAGGTGGACTCACAGTTCAGACGACTGTCTCCGCAATCACCTCTAGCCCATCGCTCACACAGACATTCCTGACCGCTGGCTTGCAGACTGGATTGCCTAATAGCCGATACTTCTCGACTGGCACAGGCATTGGTATTACTGACGGCGGTGCGCAAGGTTCGTACACGATTGCCCTGAATGGAACATCCGCTTCACTGGAAACGGTTTCCAATGGCGTGATCGTTAAGAGCGCCCCCAACACTATTTCGGCACGCACGCTTAGTACAAGCGGCAATGGCATTGGCGTGACGAATGGTACTGGTATAAGTGGTGACCCAACTTTTGCGTTAACTGGGTTGGCGCAAGCCCTTGCAAACGCATCGGGCACAGGCATATTGGCATTAGGCTCGTCCTCTACTATTTCACCCGTGACGATCACAGGTACCGGCAATCAGATCGGCGTGACAGGTGGTGATGGTTCATCGACACCCACAATCAGCTTAGCGGCGAACTTTATCGCCCCCGGTACCGCTGGTATCACGCTGCCTAACGGCACGACCGCACAGCGTGGGGCTACCACTGGTCAGATCCGCTACAACACTGACACGGCTCGTTTTGAGGGCTACTACGCAGGTTCTTGGCAATCATTTGGGGTCGGTGATGGCACGATTACATCCATATCTGGCACAACGAATGAGATTAGTGTGTCAAATGTCGGGTCGATCTCCACGATTGCGTTATCGTCTAATCCGATTGTTCCGGGCAATAGCGGTGTAGTTGTCCCAACAGGAACTACAGGACAAAGAGCCGTTTCGCCAATTAATGGCACGCTTCGGTATAACAGCACTCTTGGTCTGTTTGAGGGATATGCAAACGGCGCATGGGGAGCAATTACTACTGGTTCTGGTGTTACTTCAATTGCCACGGGAACGGGTCTGACTGGCGGTCCTATCACCTCCACTGGTACGATTTCTATCGCTAACACGGCTGTTACGGCGGCATCTTACGGATCAGCGACCCAAGTACCTACCTACACAGTCAATGCACAGGGTCAATTAACTGCGGCGGCAAACATCTCTATTGCAATCCCCTCCTCTGCAATCACCGACAAGGGTCTTCCAAACGGCATTGCCACGCTTGATTCTGGCGGCAAGGTTCCTATTTCTGAGCTTCCTGCGGCTGTCTTGGGGGCGCTAAGCTATCAAGGCACATGGAACGCATCAACTAACACGCCAACGCTTGCTTCTGGTGTCGGCACAAAAGGCTATTACTATGTTGTGAGCGTTGCAGGGTCTACAAACCTTGATGGGATTACGAGCTGGTTGGTTGGCGATTGGGCGGTATACAACGGCACAGCTTGGCAAAAGGTCGATAACACAGACGCAGTTACAAGCGTCAACGGATACACAGGCACGGTTGTTCTAGCGGCTTCGGATGTCGGCGCACCAACCACAAGTGGCACTGGCGCTTCTGGGACTTGGGCGATTGGCATTTCTGGTAATGCGGCTACCGCTACGACCTCGACTAACATCGCAGGTGGTGCATCTGGATCGTTGCCATACCAGTCCGCCGCTAGTACGACGGCGATGATCGCTGCTGGTACAAACGGTTACTTACTGACAATGAGCGCAGGGATACCGTCATGGCAACCAGCTCCTGCGACGGGCGTTACAACGATCAGCTTTGACACCACAGGGCTAACTCCTGCGACCGCAACAAGCGGTGCTATTACCGTTGGCGGGACACTTGTCGCTGCAAACGGCGGCACGGGTCAGTCTTCATACACCGCTGGTGACTTGCTTTACGCAAGCGGATCGACGGCGCTCTCTAAGCTGGCTCTTGGCACATCTACATATGTATTGGCGGCTGGTGCAAGTTCACCAGAATATGTTGCGCAATCTACTCTATCAGTCGGATCGGCAACAAATGCAACAAATGCAACGAACGCAACAAATACTGCAATCACGGATGACGCAGCAACAGCGGTCGCTGTGTACCCAACTTGGGTTACTGCTAACACTGGCAACTTGCCACAAAAAGTCACATCAACTAAATTATCATTTGTTCCATCTACGGGCGCACTGACTGCTACGGGTGGTATCTCAGGAGGGACGTTCTAATGGCTCAAAGCGGCTTTACCCCAATCAAACTTTACCTCTCGACGACCGCGGCGGCTGTGCCTACGGCGGCCAACTTAGAGCCCGGCGAGTTAGCGCTCAACAACAACGACGGCAAGCTCTACTACGAAGACAGCGCAGGCGTGGTGCAGGTCATTGCCACAAAGGCATCTGCCGCCAACTCCTTCTCTGCCGGCACCACGGGTCTTACGCCAAACACTGCGACTACTGGCGCGGTGACTCTTGCGGGTATCTTAGCTCTAGCCAACGGCGGCACGAACGCTGCACTAACGGCTGTAGCTGGCGCAGTTCCTTACTCTTCGGCATCTGCTCTGGCTTTAACGGCGGCGGGTACTGCAGGTCAGGTCTTAACGTCAAACGGCGCAAGCGCACCTACATGGTCTACCCCGGCGGGCGGCGTAACACTTGCTAACGACACAGCATCTTCTTCTAATCTTTACCCAACGTTTGCCGCTGCAACCTCTGGCTCTGTGTCTACCATTTACACAGGCAATGCAAACCTACTATACAAGCCAAGCACGGGTGAGTTGCAGTCAACGGCGATGGTATCAAGCAACGGTATCACGGTGAACTCTTCAATTGTTGCGGCTAACTACACCATTGGCACAAACTACAATGCTGTCTCGGCGGGTCCAATCACAATCAACTCCGGCATTGTGGTCACGGTTAGTTCGGGTTCGGTCTGGGTGGTTGTGTAATGGGACTGCGCCTCAAAGCCTTCGCTCTAGGTACGGTTGAGGTCAACCCTGTTGACACGGCATCTAACGTGTCTGTGAACGTGCAGGCTGCGAACGGTGTGTTGTCGTATGCAGACTCGGCGACTGGTGGTTTGTACTTGCCATCGGGTACTACGGCACAACGCCCTGCGAGTCCTGCGACAGGGCAGATGAGATTCAATACCACGCTTGGCTACGCTGAGTTTTATGCGCTAGGTAACTGGTTTGCTGTGGGTGCTACACCTACTTATTCTGTAAGTTATTTGGTTGTGGCGGGTGGTGGCGGAGGTGCAACTGCAAATGCGGGAATTGCAAATGGTGGCGGTGGCGGTGCTGGTGGATTTTTAACAAGTACGGCTACATTAACTCCTACCACGGTTTACACAGTTACAGTCGGTGCAGGTGGTGCTACATCTACAAACGGTGTAGATTCATCGTTAAGCGGATCAAATCTTACAACCATCACTTCAACTGGCGGCGGCACGGGTAGTAGAACGTCAGCAAGCGGCTCAACTGGTGGTTCAGGAGGAGGCGGTTCAGGCGGTGTAACCAGTTCGGGCGGCGCAGGAACTTCAGGACAAGGAAGCGCGGGCGGCGCGGGTTCGGGTAGCGCAGGCACAGGAACAGCAGGAGGCGGTGGCGGTGCAAGTGCTGTCGGTGGAACTGCCTCAGGCGGTGTTGCCGGAAACGGTGGTGCGGGTACTGCGTCAAGCATTACGGGTTCTAGCGTTACCTATGCGGGCGGTGGAGGCGGTGCAGCTAACCCAACTTACACATTAGGCTCTGGCGGTGCGGGTGGCGGCGGTGCGGGCGGTTTTAATGCTGGCACAGCAGGAACTGTTAATACAGGCGGTGGCGGCGGCGGCGGTGGGCTTACATCAAACGGTGGCTCAGGCGGCTCAGGCGTAGTTATTCTGTCTGTACCAACAGTGGCATACTCAGGCACAACCACAGGCTCACCAACTATCACTACCTCTGGCTCAAATACGATATTACAATTTACCTCGTCGGGTTCTTACACGGCATAAGGAATAGATATGGCAGGCTCAATTAAGTTGAACGCACCATTAGGCGGAAGTGTCACACTGAACGCAGTGGACACCGCATCGAACTTTGTAATGACCGTACCTGCTGCGGCTGGCATCTTAATTAACGCTGACTCTACTACTGGTGCGGCACAACTTCCTGTTGGTACTACGGGGCAGAGACCTGCTAGTCCTGTTACGGGACAAACTAGGTTTAACACTACAACAAGCACTCTTGAGGTTTATAACGGGACTGCGTGGGCTAAAACAAGCGGTGGTTACTACGCAAATTATTTAGCGGTTGCAGGGGGCGGTTCTGGAGGTGGGGTATACGGCGGCGGCGGCGGTGCAGGTGGATTACTGCTGTCGTTTGGGGCTGTTACTCCCGGTACTGCGTATACGGTCACTGTAGGCGCTGGTGGTACAGCAGTAGCAGGTAGCTTAGGTACTTCTGGCTCAAATTCTGTTTTTGGGGCGTTTACAGCCGCAGTTGGCGGTGGCGGTGGCGGTACTAATGCTACTGCGCCATTATCCGGTGGTTCTGGCGGTGGTGGTGCTGGGTCAGGCTCATCTTTTGCTGGTGCAGCAGGAACAGCAAGTCAAGGTAACGCTGGCGGAGCTAACAATATAGCATCACCATATCCTTCTGGCGGCGGTGGCGGTGCGGGCGCTGTAGGAGCAGCGGGTTCTGGCAGTCAGTGCGGTGCGGGCGGTGCAGGTTTGGCTTCATCTGTCTCTGGCTCATCGGTCACATATGCTGGTGGCGGCGGCGGCGGGTCTAACACTATAGCGAGTCCAACTGCTGGTGCTGGTGGTAGTGGTGGTGGTGGCGCGGGCGGCGCTCCAAGTGCTAATGGTACTGCTGGCACAGCAAATACGGGTGGTGGTGGTGGTGGCGGAGGTGCTACGGGCACAACTGGTGGAAACGGTGGCTCTGGAACTGTAGTTATTTATTACGCCAGCCCAAGTCAGTTAGGATCAGGAGGAACTGTAACTTCTTACGTTTCTAGCGGATTAACATACTGGGTTCACACCTTCACCACATCTGGTACTTATACGGCGTAAAGGAAAGAACATGACTTCTTACATAGGCGGCACTACAGGCGTAGCACCAGCACAATGGACAACAGCGGGTAGACCATCAAGCCCATTAGACGGGCAATTGGGGTGGAACACTACGCTTGGTCAATTGGAAAGCTGGACAGGCTCGGCTTGGCAGCAGATTACTTCGTTGCTGTACTCGGCTAGTTACCTCGTTGTTGCTGGGGGTGGCGGCGGTGGTAGTGGGGGTGGTGGAGGCGGAGGCGCAGGTGGGTTGTTAGCGTCTACAACATCTTTTTCTACCGGTGCGGCATATACCATTACCGTTGGCGCAGGCGGCGTTGGATCATCTTCTAATTCAACAACTGGCGCAAATGGTTCAAATTCTTTATTGGGTGGCGCTATTACCGCAATTGGCGGCGGTGGTGGTGGAACTGGTATTGGAACGGCTGGGTCAGGAGTTACTGCCGCATCAGGTGGCTCAGGAGGAGGGGCAGGCGCAAACTCCAATAGAGCAGGTGCTAGTGGCACTAGCGGTCAAGGTTTTGCAGGCGGGTTAAGCCCAGCGGCGTCAGGCTCTATGGGTGGCGGAGGCGGAGGCACTTCTGCGGTTGGAGGCAACGGCGGCGGCTCAGATGTTGCGGGTAACGGCGGTGCTGGAACATCTAATTCAATTAGTGGTTCGGCTGTAACGTATGGCGGCGGTGGCGGTGCTGGTAATAATGTAAGCACAATTGGAACAGGTGGTGCAGGTGGGGGCGGAAACGGTGGTAATAATACAATCGCCGCAACATCTGCAACTGCCAATCTTGGGGGAGGCGGTGGCGGTTCATATTACGCAAATAGCGTTTCTGGAGCAGGTGGCAGTGGCATTGTTATCATCAGCTACGCTGGCGCACAAAGAGGCACAGGCGGAACAGTCACATCAGTCGGTGGCAACACCATTCACACATTCACATCTAGCGGTACATTTACAGCTTAATTAAGGAGACCATCATGGGTCATTTTGCAAAGGTAGTTGATTCAAAAGTGGTTCAAGTCATCGTTGCTGAACCAGAATTTTTCACGACATTCGTTGACAGCAGCCCCGGTCAATGGATTCAAACGTCATACCGCACACACGGTAATCAGCATCCCGAAGGTCGCCCATTGCGTGGCAACTACGCAGGCATTGGTTATCACTACGACCCCGTAGCAGACGTTTTCTACGCACCACAACCCTACGCATCATGGGTACTCAGCCCATTGACGTTTTTGTGGGAAGCGCCTGTTGCTATGCCTACTGACGGTAAATCGTATGAGTGGAATGAAGCCACGACTTCGTGGAAAGAATTGGTTACGGCATAATGCCAAAGCCACTGCCACCGCTTGATTACTTGCGCTCTGTACTTGAGTTCAGGGATGGGGTCTTGTTCAACAAGGTCTTCAGGAGTAGTCACGCCGTGGCAGGCAAGCGTTCGGCATCACCGTGGGTCAACGGCTACATGGCTGTATCCATCAAGGGTGTTAAGTATCTTGAGCATCGAATCGTCTTTTACATGGCTCATGAATACTTCCCAAAAACGGTTGACCACATCAACGGTGACAAGACTGACAACCGCATTGAGAATCTCAGGGCTGCAACTTATTCTGAGAACCAATGCAACGTGCCGCTGGCGTCGAATAATGTGTCAGGTCACAAAGGCGTTACGTTTCATAAGCGTGTTCACAAGTGGCGAGCGCAGATTGCATTTAAGAAAGTAGTCAAACATTTAGGCTACTTTGAAACAAAAGAATTGGCGGCGGAGTTTGTTGAGCTTGCCAGAGATATGCTTCATAATAATTTTGCGAACCACGGTGTTCATAGGAGTATCTAATCATGGCGTTGGATGTGCAAGGAACCGATTATCTAAAAATGCCTGTTGGTACAACAGCCCAAAGACCGACCGTGCCAGCTACAGGTATGGTTAGAATGAACAGCACTACCTCAAATCCTGAGTGGTATGACGCTACGACTTCTTCTTGGCTGCAATTTAGTCAACCTGCTGGGTACACGGTTAATTACCTTGTCGTAGCTGGCGGCGGCGGTGGTTCTGTTAACTCAGGTGGCGGCGGCGGTGCGGGAGGTTTGCTTTCAGCATCAACTTCACTTTCATCAGGTGTTGCATACACGATTACCGTTGGTGCTGGTGGCGCTGGTGCTGTGTCACCTACTGGTGGTAGTCAAGGTAATGGAACATCTGGGGTAAATTCATCTATTTCTGTTTTGGCTATTACTGCAACTGGTGGCGGGTTTGGTGCGTCAACTTCTGCGGGCGGTAGTGGCGGTTCTGGAGGTGGCGGCGGCAACCCTTTTTCTGGTGGCGCAGGAACAGCAGGTCAAGGTTTTGCTGGTGGCACTGGTCCGGGCGGCGGCGGTGGTGGCGCTAGTGCCGTTGGTGGTAACGCTTCGGGAGGATTTCCTACCACTGGTACGTCTGGAGCGGGAGGTGCAGGTTCGGCAAATAGCATAACTGGCAGTAGCGTAACGTATGCTGGCGGTGGTGGTGGTAACGGAGATTCTCGTGGTACAGCAGGTGGTGCTGGCGGGGCGGGTGGCGGCGGTGCGGGGGTTTCTACCGGCGGTGCAAATGGCGTATCTGGCACAGCAAATACTGGTGGTGGAGGAGGTGGAAGTGCATATTTTGCCAGCACACAAGGTAATGGCGGCGCAGGCGGCTCAGGCATCGTAATCATCAGCTACTTAGGCTCACAACGTGGCACAGGCGGTACGGTGACTAGCTCAGGTGGCTACACAATCCATACGTTTACAAGTAGTTCGACATACAACGCTTAATAACTTGTCTTGCAGCGGTGCTACTTTTACCAGTAGTGCTGCTGTGTAGTTTGTGGTTAATACCGTGGGCAATCTACGCAATTTTTAAGGACGTTCGATGGACTGGCAAATAATCATCAATATCGGTGCAGGGTCATTACTGACAGTCGGTGGTTGGTTTGCCCGTCAGTTATGGGATTCTGTCAAAGAACTCAAGAAAGAGATTGCTGATCTGCGCCTGCACGTTTCAGAAACGTATACCAAAAAATCAGAAGTTGACACCCTGCGTAGTGAGATGGATAAACGCTTTGACCGCCTTGAGC